ACGCAGCCTTGACCTGCTTCGTGTTCGCCGCAGCGCGAGCGAGAGCCTTGGTGTAGCGAGCCGAGAGCGAATCATAAAGATTGTCCTCGATCGCCTCCTCCGTAATGGAGAAGCCAAGAGCGATCGTCTCATGGTTGTAGCGAGCCGTGAAAGTCTCCTGCGCCGTATCGTAAGCGATAGCGGAGCCCTCAGACTTCACCGGAGCAGAACCAAACCCCGAAAGCTGGACTTCCTCCTCGAACGCTCTGTCCGAGGTCTCCATCTCATAGATATCTTCATGCTCGTTGTCATACGAGCCGTACTCCATACCGAAAAGAGCGTTCAGCCCCGGCAGGAGTTCCTTCATCATTTGCGCTCTAGAAATAGCCATGATTAGTTACTCCTTTCCTAGACGCCAGCACCAAGCCAGAAGCTCGTGCCGGGATCAATCTGAACGATTGCGGTAGAAAACGTCGTGGCGGCGGGCTGAGTTAAATAATTAACACCGTCGTCATTCGTGAGTGCAACAACGCGAAGCTGGCCGGTGGCAGCGGGAGTAGAACCACTATCTAAGTTCATACCACTTAAACCGAGCGTAGTGTCTCCAGTGTTGTACTCAACATCATAAGAGATGCCGATTGCGGACATATCCAGGGTCGTATCGGCATCACCGTTTGCAATAGCAATCTTGTAAAGCTGAAAAGGATTCACATTTACAAAAGCCATCGTATCGTCACGAGAAATAGTGTCAGTATACTTATTACTGAACACTCTTTCTCCATCAGAATTAGTGTATTCGCACCCCACGAACACACCGACAATCGCCACGTCCGCAGCAGCCGTACTCGGCTCAACGTAACCCGCAGCGTTCATCTTCATCAGATCCCCCTGGAGCATGTCCGTTGCGTCGCCGTTTAAAATCTTAAACGACCGCACAACCGATTCTCCGGAGAGGACATTGCTATCGACCCGAAGGCCTCCATGCGTAGCCATTTTAGCTTCTCCTAAAAATCAAGCGGCGACTTGTAGGAGAACATCTCCTAAGAGCCGTCGCCAAACTTGACGCGAGTGCTTCTGTCCGGAGGGAGCAGAGGCATTCTCGCATCATTATCTCTCATCATGTTGTTATCAACGGCTTGCATCTGGCCCTCTGCCTGCTGCCTATTGTATTCACGCTTCTGCTCCATAAGAGCAGTTTCGTTTTTACAAAGCATTAAGCCACCAATCACAGCAGCACCATCAAATCGATTATCGATATCAGGGATCAGCTTTAACTCAGGATGGTCTTCCAACCTGACAGGCTCCCAGCCTTCCCGATACTTTCGGGAGACATTCGTGTTATCAGACTCTCCACGCATGGAAACTCTGATCCAACGATATTCCCATCCGTCCTGCGGATCGGGAACAGGAAGCACAGTGGGGGGCGTCCAAGAAGCCGGGCGAGAGAACGTCTCTCTAGTGTCATGTTCTCTCTTAGCGCGAGGATCCTGTTCCTCATTGGCGGTATCGCCTCTAGCCATTTTGATTCTCCAACTTTAAGAGTTGTTTGGCGTAACTTTCAGGAGAAATACCCAGACGCTTTGCGAGGGCGACCTGGGTCTTCGTTAGCTGAACTTTGCGCGGTTTTGCACCAGATGATCGCTTTGCAGGTGCTACCACCGTCGAAGGCTTTCGGCGGTTCTCATCGGAACGAAGAGCCGGATCGTCAGAGATTTCTACATCCTGACTATCACCACCGAACTTTTCAGGGAACCTTTCCCTGATTCTGTTATCGATCGCCTGATAATAATCATCAGACTTTGTATCGACACCCTGGGTAACTAGATCCTCATGAACGGCTAAAGCGACAGCCGTCATTTCCTTATCAGATCTAAACCAAGGATTTTCTCTCGCCCACCTAGCGGCCTTGGGATCAGGCTGCGCCTGCCTCGGCTGATACTCAGGAACCTTTTCTGGTTCCGGAGCAGGAATGTATTCCTGAGCTTTTTGCGAATCGTAGGCAGCTCTAGCTAAAAGCTCTTGGGCACCTACGATCGAATCAGGATCACCTTCCTCATGGGCTCTCTTCAATTGAAGCTTTGCTGCCTCTAATTCCTTCTCGGTCCTGTTCTTGACTTCATCGACGAGAACCTGCTCTCCTCGATTTACCAATTCACGAAGCTTCTGATTTTCCTTTTGGATCTTTTGAGCGTAGGAAATTGCTTCGTCTCGCATTCGAGAAGAAGCTTCCTTAGCTCTTCGCTCCTCATGAAAGTCATACTTAAGCTTCTTGATGCGCTTCTGAACATTGTTGCTGACACTGGACAGCTCTTCTTCATGTTCTTCTGCGGATCTAGACTCGGGAGGAATTCTCCCCCTGTCCTCTTCCGGGGTGTCATCGACGATATCGACTTCAAGACCCGGTTCGTCCAGAACTTCATCATCCTTGGGTGCGTCACTCATGGGCGACGAGACGATCTGCTCCGTACTCATATTACCTTCACAACCCCTCTGGGATCTTCAACAACGGCTTCCACCGTGTCATCATTGATTAATCGGAACTCTTGCTCCCCTACGCGAAACCTTGTGCCTGAATAAGAGCGCATCATGATAAAATCACCGCGATGGCACCAGTTTCCTGTAGGGAACTTCTTGGGATCCTTGTAAGCAAGATCTCCCAACTGAAGAACCAATCCAATAATCGTACCTACCTCCTCGACTCGCATTGCTTCATCGGGCTTGTAGATACCACCTTCGGTCACTCGATCTGCTCTAGGCACAGCAATCAGAATCTTCCAGCCTGTTGGCTTTGGTAACTGATCTCCGGCTTTGTTCAGAATCTCGTGATAATCCTCTAACTCCTCTGACGACTCAGTGTCGGGCATTGTTTTCCTTGCAGCTTTCGCTGGTTGCATCCTCACTTAAGGGGGAGGAAGAACCCTTCGCGTCCTTTTGGACGTTAACTGTCTACCTCAGCGGCGCGTTCGATTAGATCGAGGAACTCTCGCTCTGCGGTGGCGATGCCCTCAATAAATCCAACACGAAATCTATAATCAGCAAAATCGTTAGCGCAACCTGTGGCTAAGTCATCTGCTTTATCATTTAAAGTTTCCCGAAGCTTGGCTAGAAAAACCTCGCTTAAAGAAGCTGCCATTAATCCTCCGTGGACTCTCTAACGATCTGATTTCCAAGCTTTATTCCCTCTAAAAGCTTTTCAGCTTCTATCTCATCTTCTTGGACATCGATCTTTCGATTCTCGATCACGGTCTCAGCGCCGATTTCCATGCCCTTGAGCATCTCGGCAGACTCCATCTTCTCTCTCTCAACATCAGCCCTGAGTGCTGCCTTCTTGAGATCCGCTGCAATTCGAGCAGCATCGCTCTGCATCTTGGCCTGAACCTTCGCCTCATCAATGTCAAGCTGTCGGTTCTGCTGCTGGACGACGGGATCCTTCATCTTCTCCATCTGTTCCTTCAACTGCATTTCTGCCACATCACGACCAAGGAGGCGGCTACCAGCTTCAGCAACGAGCGAAGAAATTCTAACCTCAACGTCTCTCGGGAGGGGTTCGCCATAGGGCGGAAGCTCCACGCCCATTTCCTTTTCGATCTCTCTTCGATATTTGAAGCCAAGATGCTCAATCACATGAGCAGCAAGCGAAGCTTCAATCTGCCCAGCCTTGGGAGAGTTCTGAACGATCTCCTGCATCTTCGGGTCCTGGGCGGCGTCAAGATGAACTTGGATATGAGCATCATGATCCTGCCAAGCGAATGCTCTAACGGGATCAGTCTTTAGGATATTCATGTTTTCAGAGACAGGATCAATCGGCTTCACATCCTCATCGGTCGGAACGATGTCTTCCGCATCCTGAATTCCCAGAACATCAAGCATCTGACGGTGAAGTTCCGAGAGGTTGTAAAGCTGCGGAGCAGTAGAAGCCAACTGTAATGCTGCCTGATACTGCATAATGCGCTGGGCCATCGTGGAGGAGTTGGGATCACTGACGGGGATCACGTCCATGCGACCGTTGAAGTCGTCGGTCTTCATGACATCGCCGCCATCGACCTCCCACTCGTAATCCTCAGGCATGTAATCCCGCACGATGCCGGAAAGAATCTTGAACTCCTTTTTCATGGAGTAGTGGATTCTGGCCTGAATCGCGTTCATCACCTTCATGGATCTTTCAATGATTGCCAGCGTGGTTCCCACAGGAGCCTGCTGGTTCATATCGGAGATCTTCATATCGGTGATGGAAGCAAACCTTCTACCTTCCTCTACGATGTTCTGGAGAAGCTGGTAGAGAACATTCGAGGGCTCCTTGTACGGAAGGAACGTGATGTTGTCTCTGATCGCACCACCCGGAACATCAACGTCCCTAAACTCTCCCGGCATGATCGGTGAGTCGTCACCCTTGATTCTAAGACCTCTAGCCTTGAGCCCGCCGGGGAGGTTCGCAAGCGTTCCAGAGTCAACAAGCTGGCGCAGCAGCGAAGTGGCCGACTTGGCAATGCCTCCGATAAGATGGATCAGGCCAAAGCCATAAAAGCCCATGCCCGGAAGGTATTCGTAATGAACGAAATGATTCCTTCTCATCTTGTTGGGATCACTCTCCATCCAGTTTCTTCGGATGGAAAGGATCTCAGAATTGGTGGCATCGACCGTGATGACATAGGGAAGGGCAACGCCCGTGGGATCCCCATCCTTCATGTCCTCAAAGCCTTCGAGATCCCAGTCGAGGTGCATCTCGTAAAGGAGGTGCCGGTCACCTGCCTCGTAAGACGGCGAGTCCCCAGTTAGATCGTCGTACTCTTCCTGAATGTCCGAGTTGTCCACGCTGCCAGCGGAAAGCTCCGTGTCTCTGTAGAAACCAGAGACCTGAAGCTTTCTCACTTCATTGGCAGTCTTCTTCATCACATGGGTAACGCGCTCCGCCATCTCCAGGGAGGGCGATCCATAAGCAACAAGAAGATCTTCTGCGGGGATAAACATGGAACAAGGTCGATCCATAGTGGGATCCCAATAAACCTTGCGGAAAGCCGAACCGGCAAGCGCGAGATTGAAAAGCATCTTCTCTGTTTCAGAGCGATACTCAGGCATCTCCTCAGTAATCAAGTAGTTCATATACTCCTTGACTCTGTACGCCTGCTTTTCCTTTTCATCAGTCATCTTCCCAAACATCTTGACCTTTACAGGGCCGTCGTTGGGAAAGATCTCGGTAATTGTCTGCGCCTGGAATCTGACAACTGCTTCTGCAAGAACTGGATGCTGAACACCACAAGCTCCCGGCCACGGCGTAGAACGGTCCTCAATCTTCATTCCAAGCTGCTTGAGACCTTCGATATAGGTCTCTTCCCAGTCCTTTCTGGAATCGACATCAGATCTAGCCAAACCAATCAACTCAGAAGCAAGTCTGCCAAGCTCTCTGTCATCCATGAACTCTGCGAGATTCGCATCGAAGTCCATAGCCATGTCCATCGAAGCATCAGGATTGAAATCAATCAGCATCCCACCATCTTCCGTCTCAACAATAACGGAATCAGGATTGTTGATTTCAATCGAGATTTCCTCTTCCGCTGCTTCCTGCATCGGGAGAAGGGGAGTATTCGGATCTAATGCAGATTCGATTGCCATAGTTACCTAGTAAGGCGAGTACGCCTGCTTTGGTTCATAAACAAGATCTTCATCTGTCTGGATAGGGATGAAGCCACCTTGTCTAAATCTAAGAATTGCTTGTGTCGATGAATCAACGAGGTCATCGTGGGCAGATGCCCCAGGGAATCCAGCAAACTGTTCAATAACTTCTTCTGCGAACCATGTGTTCGGAGCCCATATAACTCCGGATGCGAATAGATCGGAAACAGAATTAACTCTTGCAATCTTGTCTCTGCCTCTAGACGGCACATATTCACTGACTGGTATCCCCATCTGTCGAAGCTCGAATATAAGCGGGGATCCTGCTGCCTTTGCCTCAACGATACAGGCATCTGGTTGCCAACTCTGATAATGATCGAACGCGGTCTGCTTTAACTCAGGAAACTCCATTCTTTCCTGAAACGCATTTAGAAGAATCAGATTCGGACGAAGCTTCCCGTCATGGTTGTCATCGCTGTAGAAAACTCCCCAAGTTGTGCAGGCAGAGTAATCTGCTCTTTCTGACTTGAGGAACGCTGTATCCCATGACTGGATGACAAATTCACACTGAGGAGGATCTTGCCCCTCCCAAGTTCTCCACCACTCTCTCTTTATAATCGCCGCCTCATCTGCTGTGGGATCCTGCTGATACTGAGCAGACCACTTCGATGCAGGAAGTTCAGATCTAACCTTTTCTAATTCATCTTGAGACCAGAACTCAGGCCACAGCGGATTTCCAGAAGGAAGGATTGCTGGAAACTCAATCACCTTCCACTCGTCTGTGCCTTGTCTCTCCGCCGAGTTTCTAAGTAGCTGGCCGGTTAGATCTCTCTGGGACCACCGAGTCGCTACCTGAATGATCCGTCCACCAGGCTGCAATCTCTGTCGAGGGCCTGAGGTGTACCACTCGTACACCTTGTCAAATACTCCCGCGTCCCCCATCTGGGCTTCCTGCTCCGAGTGGGGGTCATCGATGATCAGAAGGTCTGCACCCTTTCCTGTGACAGCGCCACCAACACCGATTGCGAAGTATTCCCCGCCGTGACTTGTTGCCCATCTGCCTGCTGCCTTGGAGTCAGATCTCAGGGCTACACCCGGAAAGATCTTTTTGAATTCATCTGTATCGAAAAGGTTTCTCACCTTTCGACCAAACCCAACTGCAAGTTCCGCAGTATGAGCAGTCTGAATTACTTTCTTTTCAGGAAAGTTCCCAAGGAACCAAGCCGGGAGAAGGTAGGAAGCAAACTCAGACTTTGTGTGCCGGGGGGCCATGTTGATGATCAATCTCTTCTCATCTTCCATGACCACTTCTTGAAACGCTTCACCCATGATTCTGTGATGAGAGCCTTCAATAAATGCAGGCCAAACCACAGATACAAAGTCCATGAAGTTTTCTCTAGCCTTCTTGTACTTCTGGATCTCCTCTAGCTTGTTAACGATGTCGAGGACTTCTTGCTTGTCCTCATCACTGAGCTTGTGTAGATGCGGAAGAACAG